AAACACTGATTATAATTGCGTGATCAATGGAACCCCTTTTACTTTCGATTCTGGGGCTACTCCAACAGCAATTACTATTGCCGCAGGCCTGGTGTCAGCGATTAACCTTGGGGCCGAGCCTGTTACTGCAACAGATAACTTAGATGGCACTTATGAGCTTGACGCTGATGTTGCTGGAACGGCATATACCGTATCTGTTGATACTGACCAAACGGTAACAAAGCCATATACTCCAGCCGATACTATTGTTGATGATATGATCGCAATAGAGGCAGAGAATGATACATGGTACATGATTACTGAAATGTTACATAATTCCGCAGAGGAACTAGAGCTTGCCGCTTGGGTAGAAACTAAAAACAAACTATTCGGTTTAACCTCAGATGATAATAATATCGTGGACCAAGACGTTGCTACAGATACTACATCAATAGCTGCATTATTGAAGAGTGCTGAATATGACCGCACGTATGTTGCATATTGGAATGCTGATTATCTTAAAACTACCGATATTGGAACAAACGAGTATTTAGATGCTGCGTGGAACGGTGTACAGTTACCCAAGGATCCTGGTGCATCAACCTGGGCGCATAAGACGCTTAGATCATTTCAAGCATTAACGCTAAATTCATTGCAAGCTAAAAACGCTACTGATAAATCAGCAAATTTGTATCTCATTACTGGAGCAGACGGACGAACTAGATTTGGTACTGTTGCGAGTGGCGAGTATATAGACATTATGAGGGGCATTGATTGGTTACAAGCTAGATTGCAAGAAGATGTATATATTTTATTGGCTACAAACGAAAAAATACCATACAACGATTCTGGTATTGCAGCCGTAGAAGCGGTAGTAAAGTCAGTCTTAGATCAGGCGGTTACCGCTGGATTTCTTGAGCCTGAATATACTGTAACAGTGCCACGGGTTGTTGATGTTGATCCAGTTGATAGAGGAAATAGGGTTCTTAAAGATATTAAGTTTAGAGCCGTTCCTACTGGAGCCATTCACATAGTAGAAATTCAAGGCGAAGTTTCTGTATTTTAATCTGGAGTTATAACGATGAAAACATTTTCTAGTTCTGAGTTGGTTGTTGTATATGGTGCAACACAAATAACTGGATGGGCTGATGGTCAATACATTGACGTATCATATGATGACGATATCTATAAATATACTAATGGTGCTGATGGTGAGGTAGCAAGAGTTAAGACAGGCAAGCTTATGGCTACCATAACTTTGCGTCTATTGCAGACCTCGGCATCAAATGATGCCTTGAGCGGCTATTTAATTGCAGACATAGCGGCTAATGCTCCTCAAAACTTTCTCATCAAAGATCTTAACGGTTCTACTATAATGGATGGGCCGCAATCATCAATTGTGAAGTTTCCAGATTATGGTTATGCGGGTGAGAATGTAAACAGAGAATGGAAAATAAAAGTACCTAAACTGATTGGATTTCTTGGCGGTAATTTCTATAACATACCATAAAATGAGGGCAACCAATGATAAAAACAGTTAATGAGACTATTAATGGTGAAGACTATGTAATAACAACCTTTGATGCCATCAAGGGTAATTTAATACTATTCAAAATACTAAAATACCTACGCGGTGGCTCCTCAGTATTAGATAATATTTCATTGGGAGAAGGAAGTGTACTAGATAAGGAAATATCAATAGGTAGTATGCTAGAAAAAATAATGGAAAGCATTGATCCGGCAGAATTCAATGATTTTATAATCATGCTCTTGCGTAGTACATCATATAAAGATAAGCCTATGTCTGAGGAAGTTATAAAGCACCATTTTGCCGGTGATTATCTATCGATGTATAAGCTAGTAGTGGCTGTTATTAAAGCAAATTACTTTGGGGAAGGTACTCAAAGTTTTTTAGACGTAGCTCGTCAAAGGATAAGCCAAGTGCCGAGCAAGACGGAATTACAGGATACGCAAAAGAGTTAAACGAGACAATTCTAGAGGAAAGCCTTATTTGGTTTGCTATATTGTCAGGGAAAGTGACGATGACAGAATTGGCTACCATTTGGAGTTTTGAGGATCTTATAAACTTCAATATTTTGCTTGAAGTGCAACAAAAGATAGAGAGGCAAAAAGTTAATGGATGTTCGTGAATTAATAACAAAGATAGGCTTTAAGACTGATACAAGCTCTTTAAATAAATTTGAGGAGAATGTAAATAGCGCTAAATCATCTATATTGGCTCTAACCGCAGCTATAACTGCGGCAGCTACTGCTGTATTCGTATTTGTTGAATCTGCCGCAAAGGCAGGGGATAGATTAGATAAGTTGCGGGATACGGTTGGTATAACAACTCGTGAATATCAATTATTAGAAGGGGCCGCTAATCTTGCCGGAATAGAGAATGACGAGTTCTCAAAGTCGATGCAGTTGTTTAGTAGGGCAATTGGCATGGCTAGACAAGGAATGTCACAGTATATTAAACAGCTAGCAATTTTAGGTATAAATATCCGCGGCTCTGATGGTCAGATTAAATCAAACAAAGAATTATTACTTGAAGTTGCGGATGCATTCCAAAATAAGCTTGTAAACTCTGCTGATAGAGCTGCAGTATCACAATTATTTTTCGGTCGTACTGGCGGGAAAATGATTAACTTTCTTGAGAAGGGACGCGCTGGTATTTCAGAGGCAACAAAGGAGTTTGGGAAATATGCATTCATACTTAATGATAAGGCAATAAAGAAATCACAGGAATTTAGGGATAGTCAATTTCTGCTTGAATCAGCTATCAAAGGAGTTAAGAACGAAATAGGCATAGGTATGATGCCCATAGTCCAGAAATTAATTAATCAAACGCTGGAATGGATAAGGGAGAATAGGAAGTTAATAGTATCTGGTCTTCAAGAATTCTTTAAAGCTATGATATTTCTTGCTAAATCATTAGGTAATATGATGGCTATAGTTGTTTCAGTAGTAAAAGATGCTGTAGATGTATGGAATCACTTGAATAATGCATTTGGATGGACGGTAAAAATACTAACGTCATTGCTTGCCTTGAAATTACTAGCGAAACTTAAAATGTTCAAGACCCTAATAAGCGGAGGATTGGGGCTAATGAAGTTTATATTTTCGCCAATAGGACTGATATCTGCCGCAATAGTTGGGTTATTGCTGGTTCTTGACGATTTGGCGGTATATCTAACTGGCGGTAAATCACTAATAGGGTTAGTAGTCAAAAAGTTCCCATTAGTAGGGAAAATGATCAAAGAAGGAATGAAAGGGATGAAGTTCTTGATCAATCTAACGATAATAGAGCCATTAAAATTAGTGATGGCGTTTATTAAGTTTATAGAGCAGCACATGAGCGGAATATCAAGAGCAGCTATGAAGCTTGGGAAATTAGCATTATCAGCGGTTCCAGGTGTAGGACTTGCAGGAGATGTAAAAGGCATCGTCAATGTTCTATCGCCAAAACCAGCATCAATTCCTGGGATTGGCAATTCTACATCCTCTAAACATATGAATATTAACACTTCTGTAAATGTGACGGTGCCCCCTGGAACTTCAGAAGAGCAACAAGGATTTCTACATAAAGCGGCGCAAAAGGCATTCGAGCCAGTTATGCAAAGAACTCTAATAAATGCCCTGGCCGCGTTTCCGGGGGTAGAGCAATGAGCCTGGTTACCTTCTTCTACAAAAATCAACCGCGAGGTAAAATTGGAAGCGTTATGATAGATGCCACAATAAATGATGGCGTATCGTATAGTTCGGAAGTTTCAAAGTTTCCTGTTGAAGACGGTAGCTTTATATCTGACCATATTACAATCGATCCTTATGCTGTTGATATCAGAGGCGTGATAACTGATACCCCGTTTTTTCTTCCTGATACAGACGAAAACGCAAATTTTAAAAACGGAGAAGAAAGTCGGGTTAAAAGTGCATATGAATCATTATTGGCGCTATATTCAAATAAAGAGCCGTTTAATGTTGTGACTGGACTAGATGTCTACACCAATGTGTTTTTTACAGCATTTGATGTATCAAGAGACGCAAATACCGGGGCAGCATTAGTATTTGAAGCTAAATTCCAAAAAATACTATTCGCAACCCCTGTTATAGTGAAGATTCCAAAGGAGACAATAAGAGTTGGCAAGAAGGACTTAGCGGTAAGCGATGTAAATAAGGGTGCGGGACAATCTAGTGATGCAGAAAGCAAAAGACCAAATGTTAGTATAGCGTATAAATTGCTTGGGTCAACGATAGGAAATTTGTTGAGGTAATATGAGCATACTATTAATACCAGTTTTTCCAGAAGATGCCTCATTCACCCAGACTATCGCAATAGAAAATGATACATATCAATTGCATATATACTGGAATGTGAGAGATAAATATTGGTATTTTGATCTATTCTTACCTGATAATACCCCCGTTCTTACTGGAGTAAAAATGGTAGTTAATTATACGCTTATCACATCTTTCTACCAGGAAAATGTTCCTCCAGGTGATTTTATGCTGTTTGATGATTCTGGTAATAATGAACCATGTGGCCGTGATGAACTTGGTAGTAGATGTGATTTCCTATATATAACCTCAGATGATGAAATTTTTAAAGAGGCAACAGTTTGAGCATTTTATTTAATAGAATAGCAAAAGTTATTATAGGCATTAATACTGCCGATGCTCTTGTCTTTGATGAAAAATTCAGGATAACATTTGACGTTATGAAAGATACAACGTCTATGCCTAACAACGCTACTATATCAATATTCAACTTAAGCGATGATGATCGGGAAAGCATAAAAAATGTTGTCCACAAAAACAATGAATTGAGCAGTAAAGGAGAACCATTATTGCCGTTATTATTATATGCAGGATATAAAGACAATATAGGATATGAATTTATGTTCAGCGGTGATATAACCGCGGTTGTTGATAAATATGCTGGCACAGAGACAGAGACTCAAATATCAACAGGAGATGGCGCTATACCACTACGTAATACCTTTATTAATCTATCGTTTTCTGCTGGTGTCTCGGTAACATCTATAGTAAAGCAGCTAAGCGAAAGTCTTAAAATGGATATTAGCAGCACTAGCGATTACCTAACAAATAATATTGACTTTGCAAACGGATTTAGCTTTACAGGTAAAGCAAAAGACTGCATGGATAGGGTGATACGAAGTGCTGGTTTGACTTGGCATATAGAGAAAAATAAGATTGTGATAATTCCTAATGATAAATCTACTACTGGCGATGCTGTATTACTAGATAAGTCTACAGGACTAATAGGCTCCCCTGAAAAAATCATAGAATCAGGTGCTAATGTGATAAATCCAGGTGATTATGACGGTTGGAATGTAAAAAGCTTGTTACGACCTGTAATAAATCCAGGCAACAAGATAAAGGTAGTTAGTAGGCTAGCTAACGCCATAATGAAGGTGGAGACAATAGAGCATAAGGGCGATACATGGTCGGGGGATTGGTTTACTAATATAGCAATCAGGAAGTTATTAGTATGAGTATTCCAACATTACAAGTGCTATTGAAAGCGGCATTCGATCATGAGATATCTAACATACACACAGCATTGCCCGGGCATATAGTAAAATATGACCCGGTATTGCAAAAAGCTGATGTAAAGCCAGATATCAAAAAAAAGTACTATAATGGTGATGCTCAAGATATGCCAATTATATCTAATGTCCCTATTGTTTTCCCTAGAAGCTCAAAAGCATTTATAAAGTTTCCTCTAGAACCTAATGACGGTCTATTGCTTATATTTAGCGAGAGATCGCTAGAGCGCTGGCTATCGCTGGGCGGAACTGTAGAGCCTGGGAACAATAGAAAGTTTGATATATCAGATTGTATAGCTATCCCTGGGGCATTTTCATTTGCTCAACCGATACCTGATAGCAGCAACAACTTGGTCGTAAAATATAATGATGCCTCATATGTGATTAACAATGACAATAAAATTGCCGCAGGTAATAGCACTGAGGAATTGCTGGATCTGATTGTTACACTCTTAGATACCATAAAGAGCATTACCTACGGTGGTAACGCACTAGA